TGGCGCCATCAAGTGTAGGCAATGTGCGAATATCAGCACTTTCCGTCTCGTATCTTCCGATCATATAACGGATCGGATCTAGCAACGGAGAGTGTTTTATAAAAATCGGTTTTTCCAACAACTCATTATTAGCAGTATCAATTACCGTCGCGAGATCATTGATGTGATAACGGTGATTGAATTGTATGGAATTGTAATTTTGTTGGTTAATATCAAATAACAGCTTTAATACTGGTTGATAATATTGGAAGGAGTTTAATTGAAATGGGTTGTATCCATGTTTTAGATCATCAGACGTAGGTGTATATTGAGATTCTAAATGTTCCAGGTTTAGAGAATTAAATTGCTGTGTAGGTTCCAACATTTTATAACTGTATTCCACATATTATTTGGTGAATATGAACGTTTGTTTCTAATTTATATTTTGTATCCTAAATCTATAAATGACATTGGAATTGAAGAAATTCAATATGCGGGATATCACGTTCAAACCGGATGAGAATAAAGGTCCAGTCATTGTTCTTATCGGTCGTCGTGATACTGGTAAATCGTATTTAGTGCGTGACTTACTGTATTATCATCAGGATATACCAATCGGCACCGTTATATCTGGTACAGAAGCAGGTAACGGGTTCTTTAAAGACCATGTGCCTAAATTATTCATACATGATGAATACAACACGGTGTTGATTGAGAACATTTTACGGAGACAAAAGACCGTAATGAAACAAATGAAAAAGGAGATTGAGACGTATAAAAGGACCACAATTGATCCTCGCGCATTCGTGATTATGGACGACTGCTTGTACGATCAGGCTTGGACTCGCGATAAGATGATGCGTCTCCTATTTATGAACGGACGTCATTGGAAGGTCATGTTGGTCATAACTATGCAATACCCGCTCGGTATACCGCCTAACTTGCGAACAAATATTGATTATGTTTTTATATTGAGAGAACCATATTTAACAAACAGGAAGCGTATTTGGGAGAACTATGCCAGTATGTTTCCGACACTGGAATCGTTTTGTGCTGTCATGGATAACACGACGGAAAATTATGAGTGCTTGGTAATCAATAACAACGCCAAGTCCAACAAATTGACCGACCAAATATTCTGGTATAAGGCCGAAAACCACCCGAATTTCAAGTTGGGATCCAAAGAGTTTTGGGAAATATCTAAGAGCATGGGGTCCGATGACGAAGACGAGGCGTATGATCCGTCTAAGAATAAGAATGCGAAGAAGGGAGCGAATCTTAATGTGAAGAAAGCAAACTGGTAATTTAAAAGGTTTGGTTTTATTTTTAAAAATAAAAACGTAACATAAAAATAAACATAAAGAATATACACAACAAACTAATATAAGATGGATACATCATTTAATATAGTAGATCTTATTGAGAAGAATCCTATAACTAAGCTTTCAAGTTCATACAATTATAAAATGCTTAATACAATTAAGAACGAATTTACAAACTTCGAACAACAGTTGTTTGTATCAAGTTTTTACTGTTATTTGAATCATGATCCTAAAAATGATTTTGTGATTAATCTAGATGATATATGGGCGTGGTTAGGATTCAATCAAAAATACAACGCGAAATATTTATTAGAAAAAAATTTCAAGCTTGAAACCGATTACAAGAATTTGATTGCTCCTGAAGCTTCAGGAGCAAAGAAAGGACGTGGTGGACACAATAAGGAAATAATCATGTTGAATGTAAAAACGTTCAAATCATTCTGCTTGAAAGCTGGTACTAAAAAAGCAGATGAAATTCATGAATATTACTTGAAGATGGAAGATATAATCCATCAAGTAGTTCAAGAAGAAAGTGACGAGTTAAAACTACAACTCGAACAAAAAGATAAGGAGCTTGCAACCGCGCAATATGCTTCGCAAAGAGCAGCAGAGCAAGCTACCATCTCTCAGTTTCCTCGCAATACACAGTGCGTATACCTAGGCACAACGGGAAATAGATCTACTGAAAGTGAAAACCTCGTAAAATTCGGACAAACAAATGATCTTCAACAGCGAGTATATAATCACAGAGGAACATTCAAGGACTTTATATTAATCACAGCGTACCGCGTAAACAATAGCACAGAGATTGAGAATCTCATCCGTCGCGATCCAAAAATAAAGAAATATACTCGCGAAATAGAGATTAATGGAAAAAATTACAAGGAAATGATAGCATATGATGAGATAGATTTTACATTGGAACGACTAACGCGATGCGTTAAACGGATAATTGACTCTAATCAGTACAGTTTGGAGAATTTCAATACCCTGTTGAAACAATGCAGCGAACAATGCATACAAATTGAAAAATTGTCAGAAGATCTAAAAGAAATAAAGGGACAAAATATAATGCTAGTAAATGATAATGAACGTCTAAGAACTACCTTAGAAGAACAATCAGCGGTCGTTGCAATGATAAAAGAAGAAGAAGAAGAGACAACGACACAACAGCAACCGTACGAACAGAAATTCTCAAAGTTCATTGATGAGGCATGCATATTGCGACACGACATGGAAGAATCAACATTAAACTTGGAAGGTCAATATAGGTTATATTCACAGACAAAGCCGACCAAAGAAATATTCCATGCGCTAAAACACTATTTAGACACGCGTTTCAAACCACAACGACTAACACGACAAGATGGTAATGGCGTAGTGTATGGATATTTGGGATTGAAATTAAAGCCGATTGAGTATAAAAAAACCGAATCATCAGACGTAGAGAATTTTATATTCCAAATATGCAGGTTTTCGCCATCCGGAAAAATACTAAATTCTACACTATTGAAAGAATATAATAAATGGAAAACGAGAATGAATAAGCCGATTACTGATAATGAAATAAAAGAACTTAAGACATATCTAAATGCATCACCACATGCATTGAAAGCTGTGGTCTGGACGCAGGACAGTTCAAATGAAGGTTATTACGGTATCTCACTTAAGAGCGACGATGCTTATACACGCAAGATAGTTTCATCAACAGGAAAAAAAGTTGAGAAGCGCGTATTTAATACAAATGAAGTTGTTGATACTTGGGCTACGATCGCAAAGGCTGCCGAAAGCGAGAATATGTGTGCTACAAAAATGAGTAGGATATGTAAAAATAAAGTACAATGTGGAGAATTCTATTATATGACAGTTTAGTAAAATGTCTTTGGATAATGTATATCAAATGAGTTTTTTTTTAATTTATTAAACCCTACTCCTAAAACCCCAGAGGATGCTGCTAAAGCGAAAGAAGATGCGGTTACTACTGCCAAAGCAAAAAAAGATGCAATTACAAAAGAGTGTGCGGACAAACAAACAGATATTGACAAAATCATATCTCCTGCTGAAGCAGAATTAAGTAAAACCGAGCCGGATAAAGGTACTACGGATACCGGGGCTACGGCTAACGGAACTTCGTCTAACGGGGCTTTGGCTAACGGAACTTCGTCTACAGCCACTGGTGCTCCGACTAAAATAGGTGGAAAATCAAAAAAGAAGAAAAAGTTTAGCAATAAACAAAATGGAGGCAAAAACAAGAAGCGCGCGAAGAGTCAAAAAAAACGCCGATAGTAAAATTATATTATACGTATAATATATAATATAATATGAGTACTGAAGAATCAAGTGTTGTTACTCCAGTATCAAGTGTTGTTACTCCAGTATCAAGTGCGGAGGAGTTTTTTGCGTCAGAAATTGTTAATAAACCTGCCGGAACGGAAGATGTTGTGACATCTGCCGGAACGGAAGATGGCGAGAAAGCTGCCGAAATGGGAGCTGGTGTGCCATCTGCTGATGTTATGGTTAAGGTTGACGAACTTCAGGCTAGGGTGACAAGCCTTGAGACTAGAGTGGAGGAGCTTGCAGCGCCCGCCTTTGCAGCACCCGCCGCTGTAACAATGGGCGGAAAAAAGAAGCAGAGGCGCGGCGGCAAGAGCCAGCGCACCTGGAAAAAGACAAAGGGCGGCAGGCAATCCAAGAAACGCCGTTAATAATTATATTTAGTTTTTAATACAAATATAATTTTTTACTTCTCTCCAGCGATAACACTATCGCGCAGCAACTCATTCCTCAAATTCACACTGGCGCTATCAGCAACCTCGCGACTCTCAAAGTCAACCGTCTCCTTAACTCCGATCAGCTGTCCGTCCTCGTTCAGCGTCTGGGTCAGGACATTTCCGCTCTTCTTCGCCAGCTCAATGTTCTCCTTGATCGCCTTCTGCTTCGTCTCCTTGACACGGCGCTCAAACTCCTCCTTCGCCTTCGTCTCATTCTTCAGCTTCTCGTGATGCAACTGGTTGAGCTCCTCCTCCATAAACTCAATGCGCCCTGTCTTGTACGCATCCGGGTCCCAAGGGATCCACATGCCAACCGGTCCCACGAAGATGTCGTGGTTGGGATCCACCTCGCGCAACTTCTTGCACTTCATCTCCGCCTCCTCCTGAGTAGGGAACACGCCACGAAGCTTCATGCCGCGCACCGAAGTCTGGAACGCATGTGCGCGCTGGAACTGCTCGTTCAGCTTATCCTCGTTCTTCTCCATATACGTCTTGAAATCATCATCAACTCCCGACGCCTTCATCTTGACATCCTCCTCCTTCACGAACTCGGTAAAATCGGCCATCACATCATCAATCTTTAGGTGATATTTGTATGCCATGAAGTTGAGAAAGTCCATGGACTTTTCCATGCATTTAGAAAATTCCCATTGCTTCAAGAACTGCTCGAAAATGTAATTCTCGCGCTTCTTTAGGATCTTCTCCGGAGACACGAATGACAAGCATGCGAACTTCTGTCCGGCAATCGGGGGATCCTCGTCGCACAGATCAATATATTTAGGGTTCGCGCCCCCATTCTCAGAATTCTTTCTCTCAAATCCAGACATTTAGTTTATACTAAGTAAGCACAGATTTATTTAAGTGTTTTAAATTGTATATATATTACAGGATTTTTTTATTGTACTATAATATATAAAAACATGTCCGGCATCGATTTTAGCGAACTTCTTAAGCGTGCGATTAAGTACATCGTTGAGGGCATCATGGTTGCGATCGCTGCTTTCGCCATCCCCAAGAAGCAGCTCAACGTTGAGGAGGTTGTCATCATTGCGCTCACTGCGGCTGCCACCTTCTCCGTTCTTGATGTCTTCGTTCCTTCCATGGCGTCCTCTGCCCGTGGTGGTGCTGGATTCGGTATCGGCGCGAATCTCGTAGGATTCCCTCGCGTTGGTATGTAAATCTTCAAGGGTACAAATATAATTAATTTTTCATTCTATTGAAAAATTGATTTCATAAAATATTAACTGTAAAAACGACATCACCCCCCAAGCATAATGAGTGCAGTAAAAATATATTCCAAACAAATTTTCATATACAACATGCCGGGTATAACACGAGATAATAACTACCCTCTCATTCAGTTTGATACTGAGTTAGATATGTATGCATTCATCACACGACTGAAGTCAACCGCTAGACGGTCAGACCCAACTGTTCCGTATTTCGTACTCAACAACCCACAATTGTTACCGAGTTATATACGAAACATGCATGTATACCGTCGCAAGACGACGCACGTGAGACCGAATAGAAACAATGACGATACCGATTCAGACAGCGATTCGGATGAGGGATATGAGACATTTGATGGAATATTCACGATCTATGAAAATCTAGATGAATTGAAGAGATGCGCCATAGACAACAATACGCTGAGCGCCACCGGGTTTGCTGAGGCAATCAGTAAATTCGTCTGGTAATTACACGGTCGGATAATATTCCCAATCTAGGTCCTTGCATACTTTGCACCATATCTGGTCTTGCTCTAGCTGTTTCTCGCGATCCTTCATAAGCGGAATGTATGGTAAGTATTGTGTCTGATCCAAGAGTACACATAGTTGGTATAATGTATATGTATAATTGAAAAAATTGGTGCGATTCGCCGGACAATGGACGGCCCATGGTTTCTGTATTTCTATAAACAGAACACACAGGGTCTCGTGTAGATGCTCGTTCATGATCGGCGGTCGTATTCCAAAAATAGAATTGATGTATTGGATGTGTTCGAAGTATTTATTGTAACCTAGCTTTCGTAAGATTTCGCGCATTTTGTCATAATTGATCTCCTCGGCGAGGTTGTGGATACGCTCTTTTTTAATTCGGGTGCGAATATTCAGAATGACTTCTTCGGGTATTTGTGTGGTCTCTTTCGCCTGGAATTGCGAGAGGATTTCCTTGAAATGATTTAACCTGATATACGCAGTGTAGGATACTTCGTTCGGCGCTTCTTTATTGGAGGGTTTTGAACTATCTATCATATAGCTTATGAACTTACCACATTCGCGGTTGTTACATATCATTACCCCCTCCTCATCCTGCGGAATCATTTCGCCCTTATAGCAATATCCGCAAATATCCGTAGGCGCAACAAAATCCTGAGGGTTTATGATCTCGTTATTCACATTTTTCCAGTAATTTACTATGGATTGCTTTGTGGTCGTCGCATTGTCTGTGACCTCATCTGTGGGCTGTTTCACCTTGAAGAAATTATTTAGGACATTTACGTTTTTAGCGCCGCCGCTGGATATCTGTTTTTTTTCTTCAAAATAATTGAAAATGTGTTTTGAATTATCGAGTAAATACTGCTTTTTATTGAGTTTCAATTCCTTGATAGTAGTTGTTATTTTGGCGATTTGGTCTTTGAGTTCCATATATTGTTCCACCTGATCGGAGTTTAGAGAACGCATCTGTGATTTTAGGGATTTCTTCTGAACGAGTAGATCGGGAATATGAACGGTTTCGTTGGCGTGAAACTCTTCTAACATCTGACCGTGTTTCTTGTCTATTGTGTGTTGCACCGGATCTGCCTTTTTCATTATACTATTTAGATACATCGGGTCTTTTCTATATATTTGAACTGCATAAACATTTTTAGGTAAAACTGGGTTATTATAGTAACCGGGGTATGTATAATTTATGGAGAAATCGGCGATCAGTATAGACATGATAACCTTCCAGAAAATGAATTTTATAATGAATGCAATAGAAACGGGGTGGTCGGTTAAAAAAAACGACGACAACTATATTTTTACAAAGAAACATGAAGGGAAGCGCGAAGTTTTCATGTCGGATTATTTAGAGAAGTTCATTGACAAAAATATGAAGTTGGACGCGAAAACTTTAGGAAATTCCCAATTAAATAGTTAGTTTCCCAAATTATTATCTTTACGTATACTATAATAAAAACATGGGCGGAGCACTTATGCAACTTGTAGCTTACGGCGCGCAGGACGTCTTCCTGACCGGCACCCCGGAGATCACCTTCTGGAAGGTCTCTTACAGGCGCCACACCAACTTCGCGATGGAGTCCATCGAGCAGACCTTCTCCGGACAGGCTGACTTCGGACGCCGCGTGACGTGCACGATCTCCCGCAACGGAGATCTTGCCTACCGCACCTACCTCCAGGTCACCCTCCCCGAGATCAACCAGTCTATGGGAGCCGGTGGAACCGGAGCCGTTTATGCCCGCTGGATGGACTTCGTCGGCGAGCAGCTCGTCGCCCAGGTTGAGGTTGAGATCGGCGGACAGCGCATTGATCGCCAGTACGGAGACTGGATGCACATCTGGAACCAGGTCACGCTCACCTCCGAGCAGCAACGTGGGTACTTCAAGATGATTGGAAACACCACTCAGCTTACGTACATCACGGACCCCGCCTTCGCCAGTGTTGCGGGCCCCTGCGCTGCCTCTGGCGCGCCCACCCAGGTTTGCGCTCCCCGCAACGCCCTCCCGGAGACCACCCTCTACGTGCCCCTCCAGTTCTGGTTCTGCAGGAACCCTGGACTTGCCCTCCCCCTGATTGCCCTTCAGTACCACGAGGTCAAGATCAACCTTGATCTCCGCCCCATCGGCGAGTGCCTCTGGGCCGTCAACAGCATCGGCGCCAACACTGGAACCGTCACGGTTACCTCTGCGTACCAGCAGTCCCTTGTTGCCGCCTCCCTCTACGTTGACTACATCTTCCTTGACACTGATGAGCGCAGGAAGATGGCGCAGAACCCCCACGAGTACCTGTTCGAGCAGCTCCAGTTCACTGGAGACGAGTCGGTTGGATCCTCCTCCAACAAGATCAAGCTCAACTTCAACCACCCGTGCAAGGAGCTTATCTGGGTCGTGCAGCCGGACGCCAACGTTGACTACTGCTCTTCGCTGATTGCCGGAAACACCCTCTACAAGACCCTCGGCGCCCAGCCCTTCAACTACACTGATGCCATTGATGCCCTCCCGAACGCGATCCACGCTTTCGGCGGCCCTGATTCCCTCGGTGCCTCCAACACGTCCTTCATCAACTCTGCTGGTCTGTTCCAGCAGGCTGGAGGCCTTGACGTCCCCACGTCCGTTGCGGGAACGTGGACGGTCGCTGGCGGCTCTACCGGCGGCTTTGAGGCTGGTGCTACTGGAGTGGGCGCTGGCCTCTCCGATGCCGGCACCTTCGTCCTCGCCGAGTCTGCCCTTGACATGCACTGCTGGGGAGAGAACCCCGTCGTTACGGCCAAGCTCCAGCTCAACGGACAGGATCGCTTCTCCGAGCGTGAGGGATCCTACTTTGATGTCGTCCAGCCGTTCCAGCACCACACGCGTGCCCCGGACACTGGCATCAACGTCTATTCCTTCGCCCTGAGGCCCGAGGAGCACCAGCCTTCCGGGACGTGCAACTTCTCGCGCATTGACAACGCTGTGCTCCAGCTTGTTCTCTCGTCCCCCACGGTTTCGGGAACCAACACTGCCAAGGTCCGTGTATACGCCGTCAACTACAACGTGCTGCGTGTGATGAGCGGCATGGCGGGTGTCGCCTACAGCAATTAAGCAGTTACAAATACAAAATAATAAAACATATAAATTTAATATATGTTTTATAAGATCTTTGCTTCGGGGAGCAAAAGGGAGTACATAGTATGACACCCTTTGTAATTTAAATTTCTTGTGATATAAATCTTGCTTTACCGATCGGGAAAGCAAAGCATTTCTAGTTTTTATCTAAAAAACTAGTGAATATTATTTTTGCTTATTTAAACCAAAAGCAACATAAGTAAATTAAAAAATATATAACATGCCTAAATTCATATAAAAGCACAATTCTACTACCAAACAACAATGGCAACCAAATGCAATACGCAAAATGAATTATTACTCCAAAACCTCATGACATTCTACGCAAACCACGACTATCTCACCAAGACGATCGCCATCATAAATGGCGAATCAAAAATATCCCTCCGGATCGTGGACTGGTTCGTGACAAACTATGCTAAAAAAAATTTCACTGTATATGAACTCAAAGATAGTTATGGAGAACCCCGGCGTTTCAAGGTCTATAATGACTACAAACTCAAGCTGAAGGCATACAGCAAAAAACGGTTTGATCCGTTCTGCCGCTGGGAGCGTATTAAGATCCCGTATAATGAGACCAAGTCTATGGAAACCACGATCGGACAACTCAATTTTTTCAAGTGGACGATTGAGAACAAGATTATTGAGTTCATAGAGGCGAATTACGAGGACATAGAAAACGACATGAACGCCCGTAATAGCACATCCAAGCGTAAGGATAGCGATACCAAGACGCGAAAGAAGCGCGAGGAACTGTCCGTTTCTGCTTGCAAATGCATTAAGAAGGAGACAGTGAAGATTATTGTGAAATTCAACCAGCCATAGACATAAACAATTTATATGATTGTTTATGTATTTATTTATTAATTAAGTATCGGAGGACGGTTTACCGAGCTAACATATATAGGTTCAGGGAGAATCAGGGCAGGGCGATCATACATATTCAAGCTCTTCATCGGTTTTAGAGCAGGTTGAATAGTCGGGCGCGAATTCACTAAATCACTAGAACCGATTCCGAATAACATGGATTCAATATCACACGAATTGTTCGCCAACTCGGTGCGGGACGTTTTCGCAGGAAGGAGTCCATCGCCCGGATGGTAAGAATTAGTCGGGCGTCCGAATTCATTCACACGGTAGTTCACTCGCGAAGTATTACCTACCTGTTCCATTTTATAATTGCCAGGAGCATTTTTATCGCGCGTGGATGCCATATATAATACATTACGAGATTTTCTTATGGAGTTTTGTGTAATTCTCGCTTTCAACTACACCATCTCGTATATAATCCGCTAAACACAAATGGAATAGGTCAAAATACTCATAGGAGAATGCGATTGCCATTCCGATCTCTAGCTCATTACTCATCATCTTGGCGGCGCCAACTAAGTATAGATCGCGGAACTCGGGGATATCTTTCGTTGTTGCGAACACGTAATCCAGACCATCGCTCACGTTCTTGTCGTCGTAGATGAAACCATCATCATTTATACAATTCGCCGGATTCATACCGAAAACTCGGCGAATACAGTCGCGATATTCATCATCATCGGAATAAGCGATTTCTAATGCGTGGTTGTACATATGTGTATATAAGATACGCATATGTTTATATTTTATTTATTGTTTTTTGTTTTTTAGAGTTTGGAAATGGCGTGTTTTGCGATTTCGGCGACGGGTATTGCCGCCAAACCCTTTTCTCAATGAATTCTCAAAACTTACCGAGTTAGGGCCAGTTGATTTATTGGCGAGACTTGCCGCTGTGTCATTAAAAATTCTAGATCTACCTTTTGGTAAAGCACCACGTCTAGGCGCACCACTTTTGCCAGATGATGGATTAGCCCCTATATCGGAAGCATTATCCATTCTAATCATCTCTATTTCTTTGACACGATTCTCATCCACGCTTGATTTATCTTGAGCTAACGCATCTTCTCCGTCTGGCTGCGAGAGATCCTCAGCTTGAAACGTATCGCTTACCTTAATCCCACTTAGAGGTTCCACCTCTCCCTCCTCTACAACCTCAAGCTTGACCTTAGATTTCACCTTGGCCTGCTCCAGATCGCCAATCTTGGCCTCCAATTCCGCTATAGAGTTATACAATTTCTCCAATTTCGCACTCTCATCTCCCCTTTCACCAACAACATCAACGCCAGCTGGAGAACCATTTATCCCCAACAATCCAAGTAAGTCTTTATTAAATTGTATACTATCCTTACTAGCTTGTTCTAGATCTTCAACTGTGGCATTCGGTTTTACAACATATGGATCCATCGCATCCTCAAGTTGCTTTAATTTCTCAAGAATAAGTTCTGACTTATCCTCATCTATAGTTTCAATAGTTGACTCATATAACAATTGTACGTTATCGGGAAAAAGATTTTGCAATGAATGAACCCAATGCATAATAAAATCTTTGCCTTGTGCTTTCTTTTTTATACCGCGTAGCGCATTATGCATTTTTTCTACTCCTATATATCTCTTTCTATAAACCTCATCAAACTCTTTAACTACAATTATTGATTTTGTGCGTATAGTATCAATATCTGAAAATTCTACTGCCTCTTGAATTAGCGAGTCCAATTTATATATTGTTCCCTTGTACTTGCGAACTGTAATCCAATGTCCTCCAGTATTAATAAGTATACCAAATGTATCTGGCTGATTAATAATCCTTGAAAGTTGCCCCAAATTCTCAATTTGTAGATTGTATCCCAAAAAGCGCAACGCGGCTACTAGAACCGTTGCATTATAGTTTTCATTATCCGGGCAAAGTAGATCATCTATAGCTTCCTCATCGGATTCATTCACAGATTCTATACCCGAAAATGGATGATCGTACAAATATCCACATAATCTCTGTAAATCAAGCGGGTTGTCAGTTGATAACTTTTCTACAGCCTCCTTGATTTCATCTATTGTATACGACTCTTTATCTTTATATGCTGTAAAATATTTAGCTCCAAATAAATTATTCAATGCATGACGACCGCATCCTGATGATCCACCTTCTTGTCCTTCAACTAATCCTCCTGTAAATTTATCATAATCACCAAAAATAGTTGCATCGGGCATAGACACAGATGCAGAAACCGAATCAAGGTTAGACCCAGGACTACTACTAGACCCAGGAATTTGCAGTGATTTTACGAAATCCTCCATTGCTGTAACGATTCTATCCTTTTCATTATCATCTATATTCGGCTTTACTGTAGCAACGAATTCTCCAAACCCTGATGTTAATTCGGTTATTCTTCCAATATACTTGTTATCGCCAGCAAGTTCCATTTATAATATATATATATTATAAATTTATTTCTTGCTAAACGTGACCTCCTCGCGCGAGGATTGTCCGCCACGAACCCATCCATTGAGAGCAGCCTCTTCTACAGAGAACGCCGCGTTCGTAACGCGATCCTTCAGACTGGAAACCATCGGGAAACTCTTGTGGTCGGTGTAAGGCTTATCCATGATGGTGGAAACACTCTTCTTATCAGTCGCCAGCTCACCCTGCTGAAGACGAGACTCCAGCACAGGATCACTCGCGCCCCTTCCTAAATACGGAACAGTGGCAAACGGGCGCTGAATGAGCTGCAACTTCTCAAATGCACGCTCCTGCTCCGTCTTAATCAAAAGCAGCGAATCATAATCCACAGCCGATCCCGGGAGTCCACCTACAGTTCCCCTAAAATTAATCTTGGGATTAAGTGTGGCGAATTTCACATGATCGTCAGACTTAGAAGCGCCGAATTCGTTGTTTAACATATAAGTCGCATACTTGGTATTGGATTCATTGCGGCGGGAGCTATCAACTCCCAAACGGTCCATAAGATTGAATATTACAGAAGTCATATATTATACAGTAATATAATATTTTAATAATTCGTATGGCGCGGCAAATTGCGCGCACATGAGAACAGATTACCCTCTTTACAAGATGTCATTGAACCATAGCAGAAGTCAGCAAATCCAGTCTGGTCGTTAACTATGGTCGTTGACGGATTCGAAGTAAATTGGCGAAGCGATTGTTCGAACACGTATTGTTCTCCTAAATCCTTAAATAACTTGTCCGAAATATCCGGCTGATCTGGGTTCAGTTCTTTCACCAATGTCTTCGCCTTATCCAGAATCTTCTCACTTACACTTTCATTGAAAGCGGGTGGCGCCGGCTTCTTATTTGGGTTGTATTCGTAATCGGTGACTAGCGCATTTCCAAAAGGATTGGAAGAATCCGGAGCTTCAAATACATTGACATCACGGAGAACCGAAGCGCTTTTTAGCACCACATCCGCCGGGTTCTCAAACTTCTCCTCAATAACCTTGGCTTTCTTCTCGTTCTCCCTCTGTACGTTAAGATGGTATAAGTAAATGGAAATAAGAGTCAGAACAGAGACGATCAAGACGCGAACACTCTGAGTAAGTATAAATCCAACAATGCATAATACGACCACGCCACGAGAAATCGCATTCAACTTTTGCTCGTGCGTCATGCCTTCTACTGGAAAAAACTCAAATATGAAATCGGTTTGTAATATTACATTTGGATTATCTCCCCAGAAGGGTATTTTCTTCTCTTCAGCAGACATTATATAGTATCGCGAGTTATTTTTATAACCAATGAAAAACGCTAAATCTATACGTTCTTCTTAATGCACTTGTTATCAATCTGGAAAGTCTCGCACTGTTCGTCTTGCGGTACTATTTTCAGAACGCACTTCGCCTTTTCGCCTTCATAAAGTGGTTCCACGCAGCCTTTTTCTGTGACCGGTTTCACTTCAACCGGTTTAGTACATCTAGACCTAAAATGTTCGTAACGTTCTCTAACCATGTCATAAGACAATCCTGACTGTTTACCCAACATCTTATTAATCAACTCGTGTAGATCGTATACATA